TCAAATCGTTGTTAGAAAAACAAACGATGGGCAAGTAAAAGTAAAAGATGTAGATTTTTCTCAATCTGGACTTACTTCTAATTTTATAGATAGGTATAACAGAGTTGTTAACTATAACAATAGTTGGGGTGGTGGATATGCTTCTAAACAAAATGCTAAAAGTGCATACGATGTTCAAAGACGAGAACTTTTTAGAGATTATGAATTAATGGATGCAGATCCAATTATATCTTCTGCTTTAGATGTTTATTCCGATGAATCCACAGTAGACAATATTAATAATGAGATATTGAAGATAAAATCTGATAATCCAAAAGTTACTAAAATATTAAATAACTTATTTTATGATATCATAAACATAGAATTTAATTTGTGGCCATGGATTCGTAATATGGTTAAGTATGGTGATTTTTATTTACATTTGGATATTTTAGACAAACATGGTATTGTAAATATAAAACCTTTATCAGCTTATGAAGTTTATAGATTAGAAGGACACGACCCAAGTAATCCAAAATTGGTTCAATTTGAATTGGAAGAATCCAATGGAACTAGTGCTTCAAGAAGTACCGAAAATAAATTATTTGAAAATTATGAAATAGCACATTTTAGATTAATGAGTGATGCTAATTTTATTCCATATGGTAAGTCAATGTTAGAGGGTGCTCGTAAAGTATGGAAACAATTGACTCTTATGGAAGATGCTATGTTGATTCACAGAATTATGAGAGCACCAGAAAAAAGAATTTTTAAATTAGATATTGGTAATATACCACCAAATGAAGTGGATAACTTTATGCAACAAGTTATTAATAAAATGAAAAAAGTTCCTGTTATAGACCAAAAAACTGGTGATTATAATCTTCGTTATAATATTGAATCTACAACAGAAGATTATTTTTTACCTGTTCGTGGTGGTGATAGTGGAACACAGATTGAAACATTAAATGGTTTAACTAACGATGGTGCTATTGATGATATTGAATATTTAAGAAACAAAATGATGGCAGCATTGAAAATACCAAAAGCATTTCTTGGTTATGAAGAGGGTGTTGGGAGTAAAGCTACATTAGCTGCTGAAGATGTTAGGTTTTCAAGAACAATTGAAAGACTACAAAAAATAGTTGTAGCTGAATTAGAAAAGATTGCTATTGTTCATTTATACACACAAGGATTTGATGATGCTGAATTAATTAATTTTGATTTAGAGTTAACTAACCCATCAATGATACATCAACAAGAAAAATTAGAACTATTATCACAACAAGTTGATATAGCTAATAATCTTATGGAACAGAAAATTATGTCTCGTGAATGGATATATGATAATATATTTGATTTAAATGAACAACAAAAAACAGATATATTTGAAGGTATTGTTGAGGATAGAAAACAATCATTTAGATTTGAACAAATCGAAACTGAAGGTAATGATCCAGCTGAAGGTGGTAATGAAGATTCAGGTGAAGAAGATGATTTTACTATGGCTAGAAAAGGTGATTGGGGTGGTGATAGAAGAAGTGGTACAGGTGAAAAAGAATATGGTAATGAATATGATGCTGATGATTTAAAAGATGCTACAAAATATGAAAAAGAAAGATATGGAAAGAGAAATTTCAAAGGTAAATCACCATTAGCTACTTCAAAGGGTAGTACTCTTGTAGCTAGAGAAGGTTTAATGAAATCATTAAAAAGAAATTTTGATAGTGATATAAAAAACAAAAGTATCTTGAATGAAAAAATTATATTAAATGATAAAGAAAATGAATAAATATACTCAAAAGTCAAAAAACTTTATATTTATATATGAAAAACTTTATAAAAAAATAGACGGAGAAAACTCGTATGCGTAACTCAAAGTTGAAGCATTCAAAAATCCGTAATACTGGTCTATTGTTTGAATTTTTACTCAGACAAATAACAGCGGATGTTTTGAATAAGAACAGTAACTCTAAAGCGGCTAATATTGTAAAGTCCACTTTTAATGAAAATACAGAATTGGGCAAAGAGTTAGCTCTTTATAATGTTATTATAAATAAAAAATTTAATAGTGATAAAAAAGCAGATTATTTTATCAACGAAGTTATTAAAGAAAGAAAAAATTTAAATAACTCAAAATTAAAAAGAGAAAAATATAATCTAATAAAAAATATAAAAGAAAATTATGATTTACAAAAGTTTTTATCGTCTAAAGTAAAAAGTTATTCAACATACGCTTCAATATATAAATTATTCGAGTATAGTAATATTTCTCCAATTGAAAAAACAGAGTCACATTTTAATTTAGTTGAACATATAACAACTTCTGATAAAACAAATATAAAATCTTCACTAACCACAGCTTTACCAGAAGATGAAGATTTAAGAATACTAACCTATAAAACTTTGTTAGAAAAATTTAATACTAAATATACAAAATTAAGTGGTGCTCAAAAAAATTTACTTCGTGAGTATATTAATAATGTATCTAACACAAATTCTTTAAAAGATACTTTAAAACAAATTGTAAAGGGATTAAAAGAAGATTTAAAAACACACTCTAAAAATTTAAAAGACAAAGTTGTTAAAATTAAAATGAATGAAGCTGTAAATTCTATTGATAAATTTTGTGGTGTTAATGACAAATCAGAAATTGTAAAAGACTCACATGTAGTTCAAACAATGAGATATTTAGAATTAGTTAAGGAGTTGAAGAAAAGTGGAAATAAAAACAAAAAAACACTTTAATGAAATAATTAAATCTTTAACTGAAGAAATTTTAGATGAAGAAGAATTGGATGAAATAACTGTCACAGGAGATGTAGCAGGATATAATACACCAAAAGCTTTTAGTACAAAAGAAGACGAAAAAAAGAAGAAAAAAAGATTAACTAAAAGTACTGGGTATTCTGTAGTTAAAGAATCCGTAACAGAAAAAGATTTTAAAATAATTAAAAAATTGATAAGAGATGTTGTCGCAGATATTATTAGAGATATTTGGATAAAAAGAGCGTCTTGGAAATAGGAGAAAAATATGGCAAATCCATTTTATAGATCAATAACAGATAAGACAACAGGACCAGTAGTTAGAAATGGTACTAAATTTTTTAGTCACGCTACTTGTCCTGTTAAAGAATCACTTAATAAAAGACCATCATATGTCAATGTAAATTCAGTTGGTACATACGCTTTTTGTTATTCTTCTGGAAGTCAAGGTACTGCATCATCTTATATAACTGGTTCAAAAGTTAATCATGCAAATGCTGGTGGTATTAGATTAGATATTAATCCTGTG